ACAGAATTGCAAGCAGAAGGTGTTGTTTTAAATTCAAAAGAGTATTATGATAAGATAGACGCTGCCATGATGGAAGCGTTCCCAGATAAATTCGGCGTTGCGGTAGAGGAGCCTACATCACAACAACCCCGAACAGGAGCCGTGGTTGCCCCTACGTCCAGAACGTCTAAAAAACCACGCAAGGTGAAGTTGACTCCGACCGCAGCCGCACTCGCGAAACGGCTAGGTCTAACTGCAGAACAGTATGCCGCGCAACTAATGAAGGAAAATTGATATGACTGATAGAACTCCACGCACTACAGAAACTAGAGAAAAAACAGTTCGTAAAAAGGGATGGTCTCGACCATCTTCGCTACCTACCCCCGAACCAAGGGATGGATTACATTTCCGTTGGATTCGCACAGCAACTTTGGGTAATAGCGACAATACTAATGTTTCGGCTCGATTTCGTGAAGGCTATACACCAGTCAAGGCTTCAGATGTTCCTGAGTTAACCGTTGTGTCTGACATCGATTCTCGATTTAAAGACAACGTTGAGGTAGGTGGACTGCTTTTATGTAGTATACCTGCAGAAATTGCTGAAGAACGTGTCGAGGTACAACTCGAACAGGCTCAACACGCACAGGATGCGGTAGATCGTAATTTTATGAGAGAAAACGATCCTCGTATGCCAGTGTTGAACCCTGAGCGTTCCACGCGCACATCGTTTGGAAAGTAACCAAAAAGTTCAATTGAACTTCTAGGGAGCTTTCTTAATTTTAATTTGGTTAGGAGAAAGAGCAAATGGCTACTACAGCAGCTCCCCAAGGCCTGAAGCCCGTAAAACGTGCGGATGGCATGCCCTATGCAGGGGCAACTACTGAATACCTGATCGATCCTGCGGGCGAGGCGACCAATATTTTTAATGGTCAAGTCGTCATAATTGGGACGGATGGGTATATTGCGATTAGTACCGCTTCAGGTGCTGACGCAACAACAAACAACTTAGGCGGCAGTGGCATTGGTGCTATTGGTGTTTTTGTTGGTTGTGAGTATCAGAACGATGAAGGTCAAACAGTTCATTCGAACTATTATCCTTCAGGTAAACTAAATGCGAAAGCTTTAGTTGTTGATGATCCAAATGTATTATTTCAAGCACAAGCAGACGCGACTATGACTCAGTCTGATTTAGGCATGTGTACTACATTCGCAGCAGTGCAATCCACTTCTACAGGTAGCACTGCGACTGGAAACTCTAATACGGCAATGGATGCAGACGCATCTTCAGCTACAAAAGCCTTCAAAGTTGTAGGTTTTGTATCACCGCCAACTGATGGGTTCCCGGATATTTTAGTAAAATTTGCCCCTAGTTATCATTCGATGACTGTGGACAAAGGTCAAGCATAGGAGACTGACTAATGGCTATTTCACGCGCACAGCTCCTTAAAGAGCTACTTCCCGGCCTAAACGCATTGTACGGCTTGGAATACGACAAATACGAAAATGAACACTCAGAAATTTATGAGACAGAAACTTCAGACAGAAGCTTTGAAGAAGAAGTCAAATTAAGTGGTTTTGGGGCGGCTCCTGTGAAAGCAGAAGGTGCAGCAATTTCGTATGATAACGCACAAGAGCATTATACTGCTCGATACAACCATGAGACCGTTGCAATGGGTTTCTCTGTCACTGAAGAAGCGATGGAAGACAACTTGTACGACTCATTGTCTGCTCGATATACAAAAGCACTAGCTCGCGCTATGGCTTATACCAAGCAGACTAAGGCTGCAGCTTTGTTGAACACAGGTTTTACAAGCTTCAACTCAGGTGATGGCGTTACATTGTTTAGTACTTCACACCCAACTGTCGGTGGTGGTACAAACGCTAACAGGCTTGCAGTAAATGCAGACTTGAACGAAACCTCACTAGAGCAAGCAGTTATTGATATTTCAGCGTTCACAGATGAACGTGGATTATTGATCGCGGCTCGCCCTCGTAAGTTAATCGTTCCACCTGCGCTAATGTTCGTGGCAACAAGACTGCTACAGACAGAGCTTCGCACTGGTACAGCGGATAACGATACAAACGCATTGCGTTCAAATGGATCAATCCCTGAAGGCTATCGTGTGAATCACTATCTAACGGACACAGATGCGTTCTTCATCACAACAGATATTCCAAATGGTATGAAGCATTTCGAGCGTACCGCTATGGCAACATCTATGGATGGAGATTTCGATACAGGTAATGTTCGCTACAAAGCTCGTGAGCGTTATTCTTTTGGTGTATCAGATCCATTAGGAATGTTTGGTTCCCCCGGAGCGTAAACTATGGTATAGAAGAAGTGTCCCTCTAAAGGGGATATTTACTTCTCCCGGTAAATAGGGGCAGCTTGCAGGAGTTGCCCCTTTCTTTTTAAAAAAACTATGTTATGGTCTTTTTAGGGGCAACATTAGCCTTGCAGACAGGACACTCCCCTCCCTGACGTTGCACAGACTGCTAGGCAAAACCTTGTGCAAGGGGTATTTATTATGGCATCAACTACATTTTCAGGCCCAGTGACATCTTCTGATGGATTTGTTGGTCTTATCACATTAACAAGCTACACAGTTGCAGCCGCACCTTCCGCTGCTACAGCAGGTGCAGGTACTATAGCGTACATTTCAAATGGCGCTGCAGGTGCTGCTATCTTGGCTTTCTCTGACGGAACAAACTGGAAGCGTTCCGATACAGGCGCAACCATTTCAGCTTCATAGGTGAATTATGAGTAGATTTTCACCACCAAGTGTTGAAGAACTGGCGGCTCGTGGGTTAGACCCAGATGGAAACCCACTAAAAGTATGGACTAACAAAGTTCGCGCAAGAAACAGCGATGGAACGCTTAAAGCAGATGACCCTTCTACACCTGATGTAAATGAGGCATGGGAAGAATCATCTGTTAAAAAGCGTGGTCGCCCTAAGAAGAAAGGGTAAGCTATGTCTAGTGATGTAAAGGCAAAGCGTGTCACAGGAGCAGGATCACTCGCAGTTGGCCCTGCTCGCATACGGCAGATACATGTTTTATCAGGATCGGGTACACCCCGATTAACTATCTCAGATGGTAACGGTGGGGCTACAGTTCTAGATTTGGATCTAAAAGCTTCTGACGTTCATGCTGTCAATATCCCAGATGATGGGATTAGAGTTAGTGATATTCATGTAGCTACTGCTACGGCACTAACAGCTATAACAATATTCTTTAATTAATGTTATGGCTGCTCGCAAGGGAACTATGAAGGGTCACTCCATCAAGGGGGGGCAAAAACGCCCCACCAAAAAAGGTGCGGGTATGACCGCTAAAGGTGTAGCTAAGTACCGTAGGGATAACCCCGGTTCTAAGCTTAAAACCGCTGTGACTGGCACAGTTAAAAAAGGTAGCAAGGCTGCGAAAAGACGTAAGTCTTATTGCGCCAGATCTGCAGGTCAGATGAAGCAGTTTCCAAAAGCAGCAAAAGATCCAAACAGTCGCCTAAGACAGGCTAGAAAGAGATGGAAGTGTTAATATGGCAAAAAGAAGCAAATTTGATATTTTAGATAGATTAAGTGATGTAGAAGATAGAATGCTTGATCCTAAAACTGGCGCTAAAGAGATGAAAACTCTTAAACTAAGATCACAAAATCTTAAAGATATGTTGGACGAAGGAATGGAAGAGTTTAAAAAAGGTGGGAAAGTCACCAAAAAGAAAAGAGGCGGCAGAGTTAGAGGCGATGGTATTGCTGTTAAAGGCAAAACCAAAGGTACAATTAGGTGACGGTAATGAAAGCACAAGACGTATTAAAGATTATGGAAAAACATGAAAAAGAGTCTGATAGACGTTTTGAGCGTATTGAAAAGCAACTTGAACGACTTGATATGCGTCTGTGGGGCATTGCTGCTCTGATTGTTGCTGCGGCTGTAGCAGGAAGGTTTCTATAATGGCTATCTCAAGAGCGAATATGAGCAAGCAGATAAAGTCAGGTAAGATGAAAAAGAAAGTTGTTAAGAAAAAGAGTGGCAGCAAAGTGCTTGGTAGTATCAGTCCATTATATGGAATGATTTCGGGTGAGGGTGCTTTTGGTAAACTGGCAAGTGCAGGTTTTAGCCCTGCGGGTATGCTTGCAAAACAACAAAAGAAAAAGAAGCAGATGCGAGAGCAAGAGGCGGTTCCTGTTGCAAAAAATGGTGGTCGCATGATGTCTACTGGCGATGATGCAAAAGACTTAAGTATTATTCGCATGGGTGACGGGGGCAGTCCTAAGAAGAAGTCCAAGAGCCGCGTCAACGAGGCAGGTAATTATACAGATCCTGCAAAGCGTAAACGTATATTCAATAGAATAAAGGCAGGTGGAAAGGGTGGCGCTCCGGGCCAATGGTCAGCCAGAAAAGCCCAAATGATGGCAAAAGCTTATAAAAAAGCAGGTGGAGGCTACAGAGACTAATGGGAGAAATAGAGAGAGATCTTAGAAGTTGGTCGAGTGAGGTTCTAGAAGTGCCAAACTCAAGCCTAAAAGGTCTTTCCCCATGTCCCTACGCTAAGAATGCTTGGGAAAAAAATAAAGTATTAGTTGTGCAAACAGATGATATATATGCAGACAGTCTAAGGCATTGCTCTGATTTTATCTTATCTAATAAGGAGCTTGTTGTTGTCGCTTCATATGAAGTTCCAGAATTAGACAAATTTAATAAATATGTTCAAAACCTTAATATACTTTTTGATAACCTACATTGTATGGAATTTCATCCAGATTACGGTGCGGATGATGCAAATCTAGACTTTCTTTCAGATAATGACTGGGAAAGTTTAATAGATAGGCACTATTGTATGGTGTTTATTCAAGACCTCGAACAGGTGGTTCGAGCAAGTGATAAGTTGCATACTTTAGGTTACTATGATGTGTATCCTGATGAAGAGTATGAAGAATTAGTTGTTAACAGGAAAAGGAGACTTGACGATGGCTATGAAACCTAGAGCGATGAAAAAGAAGCCAGTTGCTATGAAGCGTGGCGGAAAGAAAATGATGCGTGGCGGTATGGCTAAAAAGCCTATGGCTATGAAGCGTGGCGGTTCGAGTAAAGCAACAGCAGGGCCAAAAAGTTTTACAAAAAAAGGAAGTGGTAAAACTACTAGATCAAAACCTGCAAAGAGCAAAATGCAAATGTTAAAAGACGCAGCTAAAAAAGCAGGAAAGAAGTTGTTCTAAACAATGCCGTTAAAAAAATCACAGAAAAGCCTTAAAAGTTGGACTAAGCAGAAATGGCGTACCAAAAGCGGTAAGCCATCTACGCAAGGTCGTAAGGCTACTGGTGAGAGATACCTGCCTTCTGCAGCCATAAAATCCCTTAGCGCTGCTGAGTATTCAGCTACCTCCCGTGCTAAGAGAAAAGGTAAGAAGGCAGGTAAACAGCATGTGGCTCAACCCAAAAAGATAGCAAAGAAAACGAGAGGGTATAGATAGCAATGCCCCGAAACTATAGAAAAGAATACGATAGCTACCACAAATCCTCTACACAGAAGAAAAAGAGGGCATCTCGAAACACGGCACGATCTAAGATGGTTAAAGCAGGTAAGGCAAAAAAAGGTGATGGAAAAGACGTTGATCACAAGAATGGAAACCCTCGTGATAACTCTAGAAAAAACCTTACGATGAAAACAAAAGCTAAAAACAGGAGTTTCCCTAGAAACTCTAAAGCCAAGAAACGGTAGGATAAAATGGCAGTCGTTACACCAGATTTACCTGACA